CATTTATTCCCCTTGTTATATTGTTATTGTTGATACTATCATTAAAAATAAAACCATGACCAAGCAAAAAAAATTTAAGCTAGTCATTATTTTCCCAATCTGTATTGCATTGGTCCATTATTTCTTGTGGCATAGGTTTAAAATCTATTTGCTCATATAAACCTTTTGTTTTTTCGTGCTGTCTGTATTGCTCTTTTATATTGTGCAATTCTTCTAACTTGATTAACTCATCTATTTTATTCTGTAGCTTGTTTGTCATAGTTCCCTTTTTGTTAGTTAGTTTATATTTCTTCTGTACCTTCATCTAGTATTTCATTTTCATCTAAACAATCAACCTCGATATAATCACAATAACCCTCGTTGTGTTTTTGTGTGGCTTCATCTAAATTATTAGCTTCAATCGTGCACTCTTCTCTAACTCTTTTATTTACATCTCTCCAAAATAAAAATTGTTTTTTCATAGTTCCTTTTTTGTTAGTTTCTTTTTTCATAGTTCCTTTTTATTGGTTAATTATGGCTTTTTTATGTTCTCTAAACTTTCTTATTGCGTCTTTTTTTGTATAAAAATAATATACTTTAGTTTCCAAGTACCCATTAATATTTTCACAAATACGCCATGCACCTTCGTTGTTTTTGTCTATTGTCATTATATCCCTTTCCATTTATTATTTATTTTTGTTGCTACAATCTTGACATGATAACCAGAATTAAATCTAATTCCAACCTTGTCAAAATCATTTAAAGTTGCATATCTTTTAGCACCTTTTAAGGTCCTTGAAACGTCTGTGTAAATATTGTCTGGTCCACAAACTACACCATAAGAATTATTATTTACTATCATAATTATGCAACCTTTCTTTGTTCTATTTCTGTGTAATGTTTCCAATCAATCAAAGCGATATAATCTAAATCAGCAAGGTATTTTAAATCTTCATCTTTCCATGCTTCTACAATTTTATCTTTGTAATTTTCTACAACTGATTGAGAATATAAAGCTGATTTTCTAATATTGATTAAATCTTTTACTTTCCATTTCTCAATATTTAAAAGACTTTCAGCAATATTTTTTACTGTAAACATCTTTGCACAATCATTAATAGATGCTTCAAAGTCGCTTGACGGTCTATTAAATCTGTGTCTTTTTTCATCTTTTTTATTCATATCAAAGATTTCATCTCTGTATGGTGTCCATGTGATGTTGCTTAGTACGTGTAATTTGCTATATGCTTGATCTATTCTTTTTTTGATTTGTTTTTGTTCTTTGTTCATAGTTTCCTTTTTTGTTAGTTGTTTTTATTATAATTATTATTATGGCTTAAATTAGGCATTAATTTTGTTGAGTAAAACCACAGAACCAATTTTTGCCTTTGGTGTCCGGTCTACTACAATACCTTTTAGCTTCATCTAAATTTAAATTTGTTTCCATAACTTTTTGAGTTCCGGATTTTCTAAATTTAATTATTTTGTATTTTTTAACAATTTCTTTTATTGGTTTAATATGTCCATGATCTAGTCCATATTGTATAAAAGCATTTTTAAAGTTATCCATTTTTAGTTCCTATTGTTAGTTGTGATCTATTTTATAATAAATCCCTAAAGGGTCCCGTTTAGGACCCCTTAAAGTTTTATTACTACCAACTTAATTTTTTAACACCCTTTAAATCATTACTTTTAAAAAGATCACTTTTAAAAAACTGATTACAGCTTTTTAAATAATCTTTACTTAAATTTTTATGATCAACTATAAAATAGTTAAGTAAGTTGCTTTTTTTTGATCTTATTTTTTTCATAGTTTCCTTTTTTTGGTTATGATTTATTTTATAATAAATCTCTAAAGGGTCTATAAAGACCCCTTAAAATTTTATTATTTTAATTGTGTTATAGAAATTCCATCTTCACTAATAAGCATATAACTCTCAATATCAGTATTATTTCTAAAAACCTTGTCGTGCTCAATTATTGCGTCAATCCAATCTTTAGCTTTTACGGTTAATTCTTGTTTTCTTAATTTTTCACAAGTGTTTTCTTTTACCCATGAATGAAATTTTGCAACACTTATTTTAAATGTTTTTTTCATAGTTTCCTTTTTTTTGGTTAATTTAATCATATTGTTTTTTTTCATAGTTTTAAGGCTAAATTTAGGCGATAATATCATCTGAATACAATCTTTTTTGTTGTATAGAGTAATCATTGTCTAAATCTTTTTTAATGTTTTTTTCATGCTCTATTGAATTATAAAGATCAGTAAATTTAGAATGAAATTCATCACTAAAATTATTGCTATTATTCCAATCAGTAAAACGATTAAAATCATGCAATGTTTTATATTTAGAAATAACATTTTTTAATAGGTGTTTTTCGTTGTAGCTAATTGTCATAATTATTTCCCCCCTTTATTAATATTGTCTTTTAAATAAAAATAATCAGTAGCAATATAATTGTTTGGATAAGTACCAATTTTGTCATGAAAATAATTTCCAAACTTATCCATGCAAGGTTTGCAAATATTAACACCCATATAAACTAAAAAGCCTTTATGAATTTCTTTTGGTTTATCATTACATATTTTACATTGTTTCATATTTTCCTTTGGTTGATTTGTTTTAAACATAATTAAAGTTAATAAATTGGTATGGCATAACTAAGGCAAGAAACTAAGCCTAGCGCCTTATTTCTGACACTATTGATGTGTGATATATTTGCAACAATATTTTAATTGAGTTGATAAAGATCGTATCCATTAATAAAGCGTCTTTGTTTTTTCTCTACGAGTTAAGCAACGGGACAGTACCAAACAATTTTTAAAAGGTTTAAATGATTTGTACCGGTAACGCTTTCTTATCACTAATACATTATAGATATGTTTTACCTAATACTTGTTAGTTTTTGGTTTTTTAAAGAGGGGGTATACCCCAAAATATTCCCACGGATTTCTCTCTATATATACACCGAACATTTTCACACATACACAGACAGTTCTCCTAAAACAACCCACCCCCTTTTATCCACACTTAATCCAAATTTTTTATTTTACTATTTTTTACAAATGAACTAGATGTAGTATATGGATCACCTTGACTTAGAAGATGTAGAATCAATCTGTTATATTGAAGAAGGCAGCAACAATGTAATAATGAAGTTCTATGGATTTACTGCTTCTAAACAAGCAGAGCTATTTAGTGTCTTTGCTATGAAGAAACTAGACTTTGATTACATACCAAATGATGCGTATAGGAATAATTCTATACACTAGATATGGATATTAAAATCCCCTATACACCAAGAAAGCATCAGAAGCTATTACACCAACAAATTGATAAACATAGATGGAGTGTGCTAGTTTGTCACAGGAGATTCGGCAAAACTGTCTGCATGATCAACCACCTTATTAAATCAGCACTTACTTGCAAAGAAAAGAACCCTAGATTTGCCTATCTTGCACCCACATTCAAACAAGCAAAGTCTATTGCATGGGATTACATGAAACAGTTTACTGATAAGATACCCAATACAAAATTTAACGAAACAGAACTTAGAGTTGATTTACCTAATGGTGCTAGGATTACTTTACTTGGATCAGATTCACCAGATGGATTAAGAGGTATCTACTTGGATGGCTGTGTAATTGATGAGTATGCTAATGTCAACAGTAGGTTGTTTCCAGAGATAATTAGACCGGCTTTATCAGATCGTAAAGGCTACTGTGTCTTTATTGGTACACCAGCAGGAATGAACAACAACTTCTATGAATTATACCAACACGCAAATGGAGCAGATGATTGGTTTAACTACAAGGCAAAAGCATCAGACACCAAGATTGTGGATGAAGAAGAGTTAGTCAAGGCAAAAGAAGTAATGGGTGAAAAGAAGTACAACCAAGAATTTGAGTGTGATTGGATTGCTAACATTGAAGGAGCAGTATATGGAGATGTGATTGGCAAGATGGATGACAATAAGCAATTAGCAAGAGTACCTTATGATCCTGCACTACCAGTTTCTACAGCATGGGATTTGGGTGTTTCAGACCATAGTGCTATTATCTTTTATCAGCAGAATGGAAGTGTCATTAACATTATTGATTACCATGAAGA